GGCATCTTTAGACTGGTTGGTAAAGGAAGCGTCTTGAACGCTTAATCGTTCCTATTCTCCCATCGAGGACACTATGACCATTTATCACCCCACAGAACTGGTTAAGAGCCAAGACGTTATCATTCGCGTTGGCTCTATCACTGGCACTACCCGCCCCGTTATCACGCAGAGCGGCGCTACTTTCACTGTTAGCGGCGCCCCCACGCTTTATACGCTACAGGCCGCTACAACTGCCTCCATGGCATTCAACGATGGCAACACTGAGTTCTATGTGCTTGGTGGTGGCGGCTTTACTGACAGCGTTGTCGTCACCGCTGGCGCCACTGCTTCTGTTACCACTTACTTCCAGAAGGACGTAGATGGTACAGTGTTTATTCCCAACAGCTTCGATGAAGCGTTCCAGGTGATTGCCACTGCTCGTTACGACAAGAATGCAGAAGTGTATTTTGAAGTAAACAAGCAACTGGGTGCTAGCGGCAACACTTATTTCTATGACCGCGTGGCTTATGTTGGTCGCGTTATGAACCTCAACGAAAGCTATCCTGCTGATAACCTTGTCGAGGTGACCTTTGATGTGATGAGCCGTGGCCGCATTGGTATCAACCAAAATGCTTCCGAGACTGGCAGCATCATCCCATCTGCTCCCAACACTTGATTTCTCTTCCCATTGTTTCTTGCTAGCCTCTCCTCAGGGAGGGGCTTTTTAATACCATGAACATTACCCAGCTACGAGACGCTATCAACACGCTCTTGACTGACTCTCCGAGTTTGCTGGGCACCTACACGCTTCCAAATAATACCACTACTCCAGCCATTTATGTTGTGGGCCGACAGTCAGTGCCTTCCGATTGGAAGGTAACTGGCTTGGAAGTTACCATGCGAGAATTTCCAGAACGCTTGCCTACAGCAATGATGGGAACAGTAAGAGTGCTACAGCAATGGGAGTCCATAATGGTGCAATACACGCCTTCTGGCACTAACTTAGCTGATGCTATGGACCGAATGGTTAGACGATTCCCTGATGCAACAGTGCGTTACACGCCTGGAGATGACGTGGCTTATGAACGCTGTCGTTTTATCATTCCAGACATGGTGGTTCGTAATCTTTATCCTGCAGCTTAACCATGGCAATTTTGCTAAATGCACAGGCAATTGAAAAAAGTCTTGTTGAAGCATTTTCCGAATGGGCATCCATAGACGTTAATCAAACGCATTGGAGGGAGCAATTTACAGACATGTCGAAATGGGACTACAATGGGGAGACAAAACGAAAAAGCGGCGGCCCGCCTGTCGGCTCTCCCAGGGACATCTACGACCTGGGAAGGCTGTACGAGAGTGGAGTGAATAGTTTCAGCCTAAACCGCAATGGTGGAGTGTTGGAAGCGTCTTGGCACTGGGATGCCAAAAATACCAACGGCATTGAATATGCAAGTTATGTACATGAAGGCACTGGAACCAACAAGACCGCCCGAAAATTTACGGATGATGTTGCAGTGGCATCGTCTTTCTTTTTGAAAGCCCCTGGCATGGCCCTTAAACTGCGCGTAAGTCAAGCGTTGGCGGCCTTGTGATGCAAATTGATCACCTACAAAGTCGAGATGGACGAGTACATGGAATCAATTGTAAAATCAATGGCTCTTCTATGGAAATTGGTATTCTTTGTTTGATTGCCTACCCAGAAAGCACATGTAGAATATCAAGCGAACACCACCATTTCACGGTTGACATCCCCAAGGAGCTTCGTTCTGGCAGCGAGCGCGTGAAGGGATTCAACATTACACTAACAGTTCTGGATCATGAGCAAATACAGCTTCCTAGTCAACACTGAAGAGCCGAGCTATTTTCTTTTGAACGCCATGCTGCGGCTTCAAAAGCATGGTGGATGGCTGGTTGGTGAAGCCATTGAGCAGGAAGAGATTTCTCGCATTCAGAGCCAGGCTACCATCCGTGCGGTGCAGCTCGCCAGGCGCGTTGCCATCGCAAAGGGGATCACCCTAGACGAGGCCTTTGCTCTTCTGCAGCAAGGCACTGGACTGGATGAGCTGGAGAGCCTTTCTGATTTTACGGAGGAGACACTTAATATTCTTGCAAGTGGCAATGGGGCAGAGAGTGGTAATGCTCGACTTGTCACAGCTTTTATTCGCTCGCGTGGAGAGGGAATGATTGATGGCACTTGGAAGAAGATGGAAGACTGGAGTGCTGAGGATACCAAGTTTCTCACTCGCGAGATCATGAGCAAAGCGCTTGAATTCATTGCTGAAGAGCAAACCAGGGAGGTGAAGGCCACTGAAAAAAAAGCGCCCAAGACAGCGGTCTGAGCCCTGTTGAACAGTTAGAACAGCAGTCCATAGCAATCATAAAATCACCCACGCAATGGGATGATATTTATCATCGGCTATGCTGTTCGGACTTGCGCGATGATCGCTGGAGCGCAAAGAACTTCTGCCATCAGCGCGTGAAAGATGCCGTGAAAGCCCTGGAGTGGCTAGAGAAGCATGATATGGCCAAGGTAAATGCCAATAGCATTTCAACGGCCAAACTTAGTGGTGTCGTGGTTAGCGCACTAGGAGGAAAGAAGGCAAAAGTTAGCATTGATGATTTCCTGCCATTTGACACTCGCAAGATCAAGAAAGAGAATGGCGTTAGCGAAGAAAGTTATGAAGTGCTGTCTCGTCTCATGAAAACACGGAAAATGGACGGAAGGTTAATTGCCTTACTTTCTGACGAATTGAAAAATTCCCCAGAGAACAGGAGAGGTTGATAACCTTGCTATAGTAAAGACAATAGGAAGCTGTACGAAAAATGGCACCAGGAAGCCCGGAGCTTAGGCTTAACGTTAGCCTTGATCTTGACAACTTCAAGCGCGTTGCATTGCCGGGGCTGGTCACAGCGGCATCAAATTTTGCCCTTCCCATTGGAGTGCAGTTTAATCGGGACGATATCAGCAAGGAGATGGTGCGCCTTGGTAGGCAACTTGGCACTAAAAAATATAGGGTTGATTTTGAAATTACCAATCTACAGACAGCATTAACGCAAGTTGATCAATTGTCTGCAAAGTTCAAGGAACTTCGCCAGCAATCCATAGCTGCAACTGGTGGCGGCACAATTGCCCAGTCAAGATTTAAGAGCCCCAAAATTAGCACTTCTGAGATTTCCGCTATTTATAGGGCAGCCGGTGAAGCGGGCATGCTTTCCTTGAATGAAAGCATTACAGCGAACAAGGGGGAGATGTCTAAGGAATTAGCCAAGGTGGCTAAAGATAGCATTACTGGCCTTGTCAATGGTATGGTTGAGGGGAAAGCCGGGGTTGGCAATGCGTTTGCAGAATTAGGCGCTGAAGGGCTGAAGAGAATCAAGGCTGAACTTGGCATTGCTAGCCCATCAAAAAGGATGCAGCAAATTGGTAAATTTGCTGGAGAGGGATATGAAATTGGTTTTATTGGCGCATTGGAAAAAGCCAACGCAAAAGCGGCTGCGACCATTGGCAAGAGCTTACGCGCAATGGATCGGGAGGTGGATGTACGTCAAAAACGAGCTAGAACCGTTTCACCAGCAAGTGCTGACTTTTTGCCGAGGCAAAGGGCTCTAGGTGCTGCGTATGGACGCCGTGAACAGCTAGAAACTGCAGCGCAAATTCCCCAACTTCGGGGTGCCGCTGAAGCATTTCCAGAGGGCAGCGCTCAGAGATTAAATAAACTGCTGCAATCAGCTCAATTGCTGGCGGCAGGAATTACGCCAAATACAACGGCATGGGCTAGGGCTCAAAGCGAAATTGCAGTATTAAATATTGAATTAGCAAAGAGCGGTCAACTTGCTCAACGCATTCAGATGCAGGCTAACTTGGCCGCATTTTCACCCAACAGCCTTTCTTACCTTGAAAGCAAATTAACGCTGTTAAAACTTCGCGCCCGTGATATTGCACCAGACACAAGCAAATGGAGGCTACTTAACAAGGAAATACAACAGACAGAAACAAATATAGAAAAGGCCACGCGCAAACCCCTGACTGGTAAGGAGCGTGTAGGCGCTGCCGGTGGTGCGTTCTTGTATGGCGGTGGCATGGGAGGGGGGCCTCTCAGTGCCCTTGGCGGCGTTGGCGGCGGCCTAATTCGTGGAGTGTCAGGAGCCTTTGGTGGAGCTGCTGTAGGGCAAATTGCAGATAGTGCCCTAGCTGGCGCTGCCGCCATGGCGAAGCAATATTCAGAGTTGCAGAAAATGCAACGAGGCTTAGCCATTGCCTCTATTGATGCCAAAGATTTTGCGGAAGCGCAAGGTCTAGTAGCATCTATCAGCACAAGGCTTTTACTGCCCTTGGCAGATGCCAGTAAGTATTATGCTCAGCTTAGGATTAACACCAAGCAATATAATATTTCAGCAAAAGAAACCAGTGAGATTCTGGAAGGTACTGTCAATGCAGTGAGAGCTACTGGCGGCAGCCTTGAGGATGTCGAGGGCGCCATGCGGGCCGTTGTTCAAATTTTCAGCAAGGGAGGCGTGCAGGCCGAAGAACTAAGAGGGCAGCTCGGGGAAAGATTTCCCGGTGCTGTTATTAAGTTTGCGCAAGCCAATAAAATCACCTTCGAAGAGCTGCAAAAAAGATTAGAGGCTGGCAATGTCGGCATTGCGGAATTTGTTGCATTCTCGAAATCAAACTTTACAGACTACGCGGAATTTTCCAAAAAGCTTGCCACGGCTCCAGAGTACGCTGGCGACCGGATGAAGATTGCCCTTGAGCAATTGCAAATTACCATTGGTTCAATCCTTGGAAATTCTGGCGCAACTTTCCAGGATTACTTCACTGGCATTGTCAAAGATGTCACAAAATTTATAGCAGACAATAAAGTTAGCTTCAAGCAGATGCTTGAGGATTTCGCTTATATCACTACTGCCATTGGTAAATTATTCTTCAAGCTGAGCGAGGTGGTTCTGAAGATTATGGCTGGCATTGCCAAGGCAAGTCAAGTTGTCGTGAAGGGAGTCAAAAGTGCTCTTGGCATGAAGGATATCTTGGAAGTTTCCAAAGATATCAAGAAAACAGAAGAAAGAATAAAAGGAGGGGGGCTTGATAGTAAACAGTCTGCAATTTTGAACGCAAGCCTAGCTGAAGACAAGAAACGCTTCAAGGCTCTTGGTGGACAGGCGGCGCTAGATCAACTCAATGGGAAACAAACAGACTTGACTTTTGGCGGTGCTGGGGCGAATATGCCGATGACCAGGGAGACCAAGGACGAAGCAGCACAAGGAGCGGAAGCATTTGCGAAGTTGCAAGATGATCTTGCCAAAACATACAATGATGCTGAAATCGAACGCATCAAGAAACGCTACGAACTACGAAAACAATTACAGCAAGATGAATTTGACATACAAGAATATGGGGCAAATCGCTTGCAAAAGCAAAATCTTGCTCTTATTAGAGGGCTAATCGGTGCTGAAACGGCAAGGTTTGAAACAGTGCAAAATGCACAATTAGAAGTTCGCAAGCAATCTGGGAAAGTTGCGGGAGGGGCTGGCGGTGGTGGAATGGCGGGTTTGGCTCAATATATCACTGGTGATCCGAGCCAGAAAGGCAAAGGCTATCAAGCCGATCATGGCACCATCAAGGATTATCACGATCACTTGGCATTTGCCACTCGCAAAGCAGCAGAGGATGCCTATAAGAAATTGGTAGCAGAAGGCATTAAGGTGACAGAATTCAAGGGCTATGGGAAGGGGGTCACTGGACCTCACAGTGGACCTGGATCTCTTCATCACCAGGGACTTGCCTTTGACGTGCCGGGTTATCAATGGGGCGGCACTGGTGCGATTGGTGCGAAAGAATATGCTGGATCTGCTCGCGTGAGACAAGTGCTTGGCATGGGAGGTCAAGTGGGTGCTGGGTCAAGACGACCAATTAAAGGTGATGAAAAGCGCGATGTAATGGCAGAAGCCAATACTGCTATTGCCATTGGAGTTGCTCAGCAGTCCACATTAGATGCAAGCATTACGAAAAACTCGGCCACCATGAAGGCGTTTGCAGCATATGCAGCGGAAGCTTACAACGTGCCCGAATTGCAGCTTTCCAATGACTTGCTAAAGCGCAGAAATGATTTAACTGAACAAGGCATGAGCCCGGAGAATATAGATTACAATCTACGCCTCTACGAAATAGAGCAACAACGGGCGCATTTAGTACCTCTTTTTAAAGCGTTTGCCAAGGAAATAAATCTAGAAGAACCCAAGCGGATTAAAGGATTGCAGTATTTGTCTCAAGTATTAGCAAGTGCAACAACAGAAGAAAAGCGTAAAAACGACGAGACGTTGAGAGGTGCATTAATTGCTGCCGAGAGAGAGCAAGCCAATCGCCTTGAAATGGCTAGGGCTCTCACTCCAGAAGCCGAAATGCGCGTTCGCATTAAGCAGGCCAACCCAGAGCGGGGGCAGGGTGCGCTTGATTCTCTTTTTAATACCGAACAAACAATTACCAAGGCCGAACAGCTTAAAAGTCAAATGCAAGGAGTTGCATCAACCATCGGCGATGCGTTCTCCACTGCGTTCCAGGGAATCATCAATGGAAGCATGAGTGTGCAAGATGCGCTTGGCGGTATGTTCAAGAGCATTGGTGAGAGTTTTGTCAAGATGGCTGCCGAAATCATTGCCAAGCAAATAGTCTTAATTACTCTTGGCTTCATCATGAAAGCGCTTGGGCTTATTAGTGGTGTTGCTAGTGCCGGTAATGCTGCAGGGGCAGCAGCCTTCTCTCCTAGTAATGCCGCTGGCTTGGATGCAATCCCAGGACAGGCATTTAACTTGCCTCAGTTGTCAGGAACAATGGTGAACGGGAGTGAAATTGGAGCTAAGGCTTTTGCTGGACCACTGGGGAACGGCTTTGCCAGGGGCGGTGCTTTCTCAAGCGGTATGCGACGTTTTGCAACTGGTGGCATCGTCAATGGTCCCACTCTGTTCCCCTTCGCCGATGGTGGTGCTATGCAAATGGGCCTAATGGGAGAGGCTGGTCCAGAAGCCATCATGCCTCTCCAGCGTGGCGCAGACGGCTCTCTAGGCGTTAGAGCGGCTATGGGCGGCAATGGCATGGGAGGCAGCAGTAGCCCCGTCCTCAACATGAACTTCGAGACTAGCACTATCAATGGAGTAGAATACGTTAGCCGCGATCAGCTTGAACTGGCAATGGCTCAAACTCGTCGTCAAGCTTCCAGGGATGGTGCAAACAAAGGTATGGCGATGACGCTAGACAAGATTCAACAGTCTCCTCAAACTCGTCGTCGCATTGGAATGTAATTATGGCAGTCTTCCCTAGTTACATTCCTACAAGGCGTAATTTTACGCCAGGTATTTTTGCGCAGAAAACATTCCGCACGCTTGGTGGAACTGTAGCAAAGCGTACATTTGGTAATGTTGCCTATGGCGCAAAACTAGAGCTTGAATTTACTAACATCACTGATGACAAAGTGCAGGAAATTATTGCACACTACCAATTCCAAACGCAACGCACTCAACGTTTTCAACTGCCAGACAGTGTTGTTGCCGGGATGAACAATGCTCTTGCTACTAGCGTAAAAGCAGTGTCAACTTTACGATGGGAATATGAAAGCCCTCCAGCCATTGAATCCATCTTTCCTGGCATCAGTGTTGTATCATTG